CCCACCGTTCTGCTTACTGCCTTTGTATGGTCCAAAGATTTTCATTCGCTATCCCATTGTCCTCTCAGTACTAGCAATCCGATGATTGCATAGTTTGCCATATCCTTAAATGAATCCTCTAATGACTCATGTTCTGGGTCTGCACCGCTATCAACTAGGTTGTTGATGCGTGCTAACTTGTCATGCATTCGTACTCGTAGTCCATTGATAGCACCGCCAGGGGCTAGTGATATATTCTTTGGACCATAGTCACGATGCTTACTAAGGAGTAGTTCTGATAACTCATTAGTAGTATTGCTTAGGTGAGTTTCTAAATGTAACTCTCTTACGACTGGATTCACTTGTCCTCCTCTAGTAGTTCTTTTAATTCATAATCTATCTCGGACATGTGTTCATGAATGATTGCATCTTCAACCAACTTCTTCATCATACTGATGTTAGTCTCTGCTGCATACAATGTGCCGTAGGTTAACTGAGTAATAGTACGAATTTCTTCTGGGTCATCTGCGCTTTCGAACAGTTGGCGTAGCATACTGCCCACTAATAACCTATACCCATTAGGTAAGATTATCTCTGGATTGAATTCTTCTTCACCATTATCCTCGATAAGATGGTCAGTTGCCTCAAAGATATTGTCGAACTGTTGTCCGCATATCCCGCAAGGTGGAATCTCAATCAACGTTTAGTCCCATCTTTTCTCTGATAAACTGCGCTCCGTGTCGGATATAAGTACTGTTAACATCTTCTCCGTCTCCAAATGTAACTGTAGTGACAGGAAGTTCTCTGGATAAACTCGCTGCAAACTCACGGCCTGGGGCATCTCCGTCAGCAAAGACGAAGACTCTTTCGAAGTCAGCCAGTAATCTTGTATAGTGCTTCTTCCATGAGTTCGCTCCAGGAACGCCAACGCAAGGGATTCCAACCAACTTGGACATAGTAAGCGTGTCCAACTCCCCCTCGCAGACTCCAATCCAATCGCCAGCATACTCAATATCAAGTACGTTGTACATGCGAGTATCAACACCAACCATACCCATATACTTCGGTTCAACAGCAGGATTGAGAGAGCGAAAGCGCAAGTCAACAACACCAGTCTTCGTGATGTACGGAATACTGAGCCTTCCTGCGTACTGTTCATGTCCAGGTTCAGGCTCCTCTACTACGCCTAATCGCGCCAGACGCGCTACTTCCTTTGTTATTCCCCGACTTGCTAGGTAATCTTCCGCCAGAGAGATGCTTCCCGCGTACTTGCTGGTGGCTCTCCCCAGTAATTCCTTCTGCGATAGACTTTGCTTCACGTATATCACACCCTTCTTTCTTAGCAATTATTTGAATGCTATTGCCTTGCATACCACACGCGAAGCAATTAAATATATTCTGTCTTGTATTGAAACTTGCACTTGCATGACTATCATTGTGGAACGGACACTTGACATTGACTTGACCAGATGCACGCGTGATGTTGGCACCGTAGTGCTTCAACACCGATACTATGTCTGGTAAATCATCCACCAAATACATCGCCCAACCTTAATACTAGATACGAATCTGCTATCGATTTTCCCCGCGCTTTGATAAGGACTGCTGGTAAGACCTTGCTCTTATCAAGTCCTCTTGCTTCCGCGTAGTGAACTGCCTCGAGTTGGGCTTCCTTGGTCCAGCCACTAAGGTCAATGGCGTTGCCTGCCCCTGGGGCTTTACATTCGATAATGCCAATGCTTCCAAGGAAGTCTTTGCGGACAACAACGTCGCCCTCATCTTTCGCACCTGTTCGAGCAAGTCGTTCACTATCATATCCATTTGCTCTAAACCAGTCTCGGATGTCGGTTTCATACGTCGCACCTCTAGCCTTGTGACTCTTTCGTGTTGTCATCTTCATCCCCAAAGTTAGGTAGTACTAGATTCTCGATTGAACCGCGGAGCGATTCCTCAAACTTAGATGTGATTGAATCTGCTGCATCTTGCCATCCCTGTAAGTATGCTTCTTGATTCATAATCTTAATTGTCTTTTCCATTGTATCCCCTAAACATTCTCTGGTATATCATCAATGTACATATATTCTGGATTAAACGCTAGCCATGTCATTAAAGTCCCATTCGCATCTGCTCGTCCGTAGCGATTCTTGACTGATGCAACGCCCATCGATGTGCCAACAGTGCCGAGTGTACATATGAGTGCAGGTAACTGAGAGACTTTTCCTTGGATTGCACTTCTTGGTTGACAAGGATTTCCTGGAACTGCTTCCGAAGTGTGATGTAGTACAACAATCGCTGCATTAGTATCTCTCGCAAGGAACTTCAACTCCTTCATAATTGCTCGCATAGAAGCGAACTCTTCGCCACCATCTGTGGCTACATCCATGAGGTTGTCCAAGATAATGAGTGACGGGCTACATCCCCACAACTCCTCAAACGCTTGGACTTCCTCATCGATGTCTTCTAATGTAGGTGACGATTCGAACGACCAGATTATGTGACTTCCTTTTTGGAGGACTGCTTTCGTCCAACCAACATCAGTATTAAGTTTCTGCTCAACATCTGACTGACTTTTCCCCGAAATCATAGATGCTAAACGCATAGCCATGGTGTGCGCATTGGTATCTGCTGAGATATACAATGTTGGCACATTAGTCTTGAGCGCAAGTGCTAAGGCTAGGGTTGATTTTCCTGCTCCTGGAGCACCTGCAAACATAGAAACTTCTGAACGACGTATGATAATCTTGTTCTGTTCGAACGCCTTAAAGGAACTAGGAAGAGGTTCTCCACCAATTGATGCACGTCCTACTGAGCGTACTAGTGTTCTCACTTGGTCCTCCTCCTAGTTACTTAAAATGGAAACTCTTCTGGTATTAGTTGACTGGCTTGCACTGGTCCGCGCCCTGAGGCATCGGACATACCCACATCGCGTATGGGTTTCCTGTCTTGCTCGAGATTCCCGACTTGTACTTGCGGGGTCCGTGTTGGCAAGTTGGTCCACCCTGTTGTTGGGTTGTTGGAGCCGTAGCGGACGGAGCCTGCGCCTGGGGTGGAGCGGATGATACTGGTGGCGGAGTGCCTTGCGTTGAAGGCGATGTCGCTAAAGGGAGTGCTCCGTAAGCACCTACAATCAGCCGTTGTACCGAAGCGACTTGATGAGAGTAGTCACCAATTCCCTCTAGTAATACACTGAGTTCGTCTGCTGTCTGAGCACGTACGTTAATCATGTCACCCGAAGGGGTCTTGTACGATACTTGTAACTTCCAGTCTTCTGCCATTTATTTATCCTTCTTAATCGAGAATTGACAATACTCTGTGAGTCCACACATGTACTGACAACTGTTTGTGTTGGGTAAGAATAACGCAGCCTTGCGCGACTTGTCAAATGTTTCTATGAGGTACTCCATCTTGTCGTAGGTGTACTCAGATAGGTCAACCATCTCAGAGATGTTGTTACCACGTGACATGTAGTAGGTACCCCACTTGACCTCGATACCGAACTGTTGTTCGAGACCTAGTTTGTAGAACCCTAGTTGTAGACTGCTGGTAGGTGTGTTCTGTGAAGTCTTGAGGTCGACGATGACAAGTTCGCCATTGACCTCGAACACGCGGTCGATAATCATCTTGACTTGGACGTCGTTGACGACAGGAGTTAGGGCAAGTTCGATTGCCTTGTTGCCATCTGGTGCTGTCCAAATCTTCCAGTCAGGATTGGCTTTACGCCAGTTGATGTAGCCGTCAACCCATCGCGGACCTTGAGTCTGCCAGAAGGTGACGTCTTCTTTGTTAGGATTAGCCTTGGTTGCACGACCACCAACGCGAGCATTGGTTAAGTCGGTGTCACCCTTGGATAGTTCCCATGCGGTGTCCCATAGTTGCTGAGTGCTCATCCGTTCTCCTTGTCATAGTTTTCACATGCTAGGTGGAACGCTGAACCGCCAACAGACCAGACGGATGGGGCTTCTTCTTTGCCCAGGAGTCTACCGAGGTAGTATTGATACCCACACGTGAGGTAGGTAGTGAAAGCAGAGTACGAGATGTGCTCTGGTAGGGTATATTCTTCTAGTTTGATTGACATGGTTCAAGTATAAGACCACAGTTGGTGATTTGTCAATTGTTTAAATAATTGACATCTGAAAATTTATGTGTATAATTGATATATAAAGAAAATATATAAAGGCCTTCGGCCTTGTATATAGTATATAAACTATAATATCTAAGGAGTACTATGTCAAATTTTCTAGAAGTAGCATTGGCTTCACTTACAGGTATAACCGTATTCTATGTCCTTGAGGCAGCCTATTATGATATCAAGGCTCGAATTCGAGGCAAACAGTACACCGAATGGCTCGAAGAACTAGAGGAAGAGCACCAAAAGTAACCCTTTAGAAACGACAAAAGACCCCCTCGCCCTAGTATAATCACTAAGGTAAGGGGGTTTCTTGTCTTAAAAGGGCCTTGTAGGGCTTATTAGGGGTATTACTTGGAGCCTAGTCCGTACTCATCTTCTGTCTTATCCAGTGCTTTGGCAGCAGGACCTGCTAGAGAGGCGATGGCAATTGAGATTGCTGGTTCCAACCCTAGTTCGTTTCCTGCTAGGAAGGTTAGGAAGGATACAAGCACACCACGTAGGTATGACTTCAATACTGCCTTTTGCTTTGTAGATAGTTTCATTTGTTTACTTTCTTCTTCGGTAGGGGCTTTAGTCTTGATGCCGCTAACCTGGCTTGGTCAGCAGTCTTAAACACGGGCTTGTCCGTCCAAGGGAACCAAGGAGATGTGTCGTTCCCACAAGATTCGTTGATTGATATATGTAAATGCTTATTATGCTGGTTCACTCCGTCGTACTTGAGTTCACCTTTCTTGGCTGACCAAATCTTTCCCTTGAAAATCAGGTACTTAACTCGCTTGTCTGCTTGTAACTTCTGGTAGATTTCTACACAGTCAATACCCCGAGCAGGGTCATGTGTTAGGTCTACTGCGTAGCCAGTGTTATGGTCGCTGTGCGGGTTCTGTGCCAGATGTGCTTTCGACGGGAGAAGTCCATCGGATGCTTTCATACGCGATGGTGCTATCTTGGTGGCTTGTCGAAGGACAGCAATAGCGGCAGGTGTGGCTTTCTTGGCAACAGACTTCATTCATCTCTTCCTCGCTGTAACATCATCTGGTAGAGAACTTCTACCTTTTCTTCAAGTCGTATGACCGAATCCTTTAGGCTTGAGCCTGAGTTGGGTTTCAATTCATAAAGGTAATGCTTAACTAACCAGCGAACCGAACCAGCGAATGCTGATACGATTGCTATGACGGATACGATTAGTCCAGCCCAGTTTGCTGCGGTCATTGATTGCGCTCCTAAGAGTTATACGGTACGGATAGTGATTTGAAGGACGCCACCAAAGCCGTCGAAACGCTTGTCTGGTGGGGTTAAACGGGTGAATGTTACTTGTTCAATAACAGCCTGACGAGACTCGCCAGTTGTTAGGTCTTGCCATGTTATTACGTCCCCCGTACCTTCAATATCCTCAAGTAGGCGAATCTTATCAAATGCTCTACCTTCGTATCCTAGAAGTACGTTGTATCTATCTGTTTCAATATCATAGCAGTAGACTGGGAACTGCACTACACGCTGACGTGGAGTAGCAATTGTAGCCTTAGCCTGATAACCCTTGAATTGTGGACCCTTGCTTGCATCTGTGCCATCTCGGTACATGATGAACTTGTAGGCAAGGTATTCCTGTGCTGTTGCTGGAGAGGATGTTGTTACTTCTGGAGCACCAACTGTCACATCGTAGGATATAACGTCGTACTCAACACCATTCTGGTCAACTGTATCTAAAGTCATTGAGCCGTAGGTAAAATCACCACGACCAAGTAAACGCTTAAAGTTCTTCTTCTCAAGCGTGTTGTAGCGGATGTTACCTGTTTTAATATAGCCAGTAGGAATTAACTGTGACATATTTTCTGTATAGACATAACCAACCGTTGAGGTTGTTGCTGTTGTCGTAAACATCATTTGGTCAGTCCCACTTGCAAAAGCACATGCAGTTGTCTGATGCCCAGTAACTCCTGGGTAGTAAACATCGTTAGCGTAAGCAAATATAAGAGTATCTAGTTCTGTACCTAGGTCGATACGGATAACTCCTGGCTCGCCAGCAACAGATGTAGCGCACCATACAAAGCGGTCACGTGCTGCAAAATCAAAGCAAGGTTGGTCTGTCTTTATAAATAAAGGACCGTATCTGAGTGAGCCATCTTGGTCGCTTACCTGTGCTGCCCGTACACCCTTATTGGTTCCAATTAACATTGTACCAAGGTAGTAATAAATCTTGTGAACTACTTCACCTACTGGTAGTTCTGCTGCTACTACGGCTTGGGTAAGTGTTGGCATGACTCCAGCAGTAGATAACGTAAACTTAAGAATTGTTGATTGACTGCCATTGTACCCAGAGATATAGATTGCAGGACCAGAGGCTGCAACGGATGTAAAAACATGGCTAGATGATGGGTGCGTATACACAGCAGTTGGCATCGCAGATGCAGATGATGAGAACTCATACACCTTATTGTCTGCACACATCACAATACGTTCTTTTACGAACTCCATTGTAGCGTTAGCAATAGTGCCAACTTCGTCAAACATCTTTGTAACATCTGCAGTAGATGCGGAAGTACCAGTTAGAGGCTTCTTGTAAACAGTCTTCTTAGTTGCTGTATTGGTAATCCAAAATGCAGTTGTACCATCATCGCAGATACCATAAACGGGGGCATCGGTTCCGCTGGCGTAATCAATAAAGTGTGTAACTGTTCCAGTAGAGTTAATTTTGTCTACGTCGTACTCATCCCATAACAGGATTCCATTATTGGTGCTCCACTTGATTGAGCGAGCACTCTGGAACGGACGTCCATCTGCACGCATTTGTCCAGTAACATTGTGACCTGGAACCATGTTATTAAGTAAAGTTACTTCGCCCTCTTGGAAGACATCTACGCCTTTGCTATCTGCAAAACGATAATGTCCGAACTCGTCTGCAGTCTGAGGGTCGAAGTAAGTAATCCCTGTACCACCATGGAAAGAAGACTGGCTACGAATCCACCAGCCAGTTAGGGATTGCTCGCCTGGTTCTGTCTGGTTATCAAACTGGTCTTTACGAAATGGTGCTGTCTGTCTAATGTATGGTCGTGAATCATTGATAGCATAGATGAATGGTAATCCA